CAAGTCTTTGCAAACAGGTAACCCGTGACGGTGAGTGTTCGTGGCCCCAACTTTAGTGGCCCCAAACTCCCACCATAGATAGACGCAGGAGCTAGATCGCGTTGCACAACAGAATCAAAACCGGTTATGTCTTCAACAAACAGACCGTAGAAGTCACCTGACTCAGGCACCTCTGGATCGAACCACGCAGGGCTATCAACGCCGCCTGTCAGATCAAGTTCGTATATTCCCGACGGCCCGGTTACTTCCCATATCCAAGTCCACCCCGTTGCAGAGATGCTCACAGGGGCGATACCGCCGCCGAAATCAAAGCAAACAAAACTCACTGCCGGAAACGATGCACCCACGATAGGTGTGTCCCACCTGAACTCAACATCAACCGCGCCCGCAGGTTGAGACACAACTTGCGACGCTGTTCCAGCAGGAAAGAAGTTCCAGCCCGCAGAACCAGTACCAGTCACAGATGTTGAACCCGGCAGCGGGTTAGTAAAATCGTCAACCGACCACAAGTACATCCCTGAATCTGCTGAAGTCCACAAACCCGTGTCAACGGTGATGCAACTGATTCTGCAACCAACAAGAACCGCTCCCGGCACAGGTGGAACTACCGGCATCGGAACACCCGCACCCATAAAATCTGAAGCAAAAGGCAGAGGAAACGTATCGAACAGCAAATTGAGTGAAGCAGGATTCAAGCTCGAACCGGGCAGCAGCGGGATACCACCAAAAAGTCCTGCGTCGATCAAGTCGTCCGTCTGCTCAACTTCAATCTCAGTCGTAGCGACCCCGTTAGGCTGGTCGCAAAACATCGCGGAAGCCGGAGAACACGGAACCTTGTTCACCGCATAGGGTCCAAGGTTGCCCGCTACGCCTGCTGCGTACCCGCCGAGAACTGTTGCCGCGTCAACCCCGTAAGGATTGCCACGCAAATAGTCAAGGGTCCGCTGGTTGTTCCATAGCTCAGTCTGGTTGCCGTAACAGTAAGCCTGATACATCAGCGCCTCGTAAAGTTGACACGGGTCGAAGCCTGCTCACGAGCCTCAATCTCAGCAATTACTTGAGCCATACTGATCCCGTAGATGTTGTAGGTGTTGCCCTGACCGGGGAACAAACCCTGAACCTCAACACTACCCGCCGCTCCTGCCCCTACAGGGATGGCCCCTGTGTCGCCTTGTGTGGCCGCACGTTGGCCCGCCGCCTGCGACAGTACGCCTAGCAGCCCGGACTGCTCTGCGAGCTGTAACGCCCGCATAGGGCGCGTCAGGGGGATAACTACTTCAGGACCAGCCTCGCCAAGCATCGCCGTCATCCGGCTCCGCACATAAGCGCCGTTAGCTAGACCAGCGTGAACGTGGTCGTGGTGATCCGCAGCGGTAATCGGGTTGCGAACAAACCCGCCGCCCGGACCCGAATAAATTAGCTCTTGGAGAATGCCACGCACCGGCTCGAACGCCCGATAAATTCTCAGCAACTCCGGTGAATCCCGGCTAGGCCGCAACCCTGCAAAGTCAACCGCCCGCCCTGAAGCGTGCAGCGAAGCGCGCGCGCCGCCAGAACCACGAGTTGTAGCACCGGGACGCACCGTCGAAACAGCACGGAACGGGACACCCGTCGCGTTCATGTAATCGATGAGCGCCCGATAGTTGCCGGGGCGACCAGCAACCTGCCGCAACCTCTCAACCGCAGCAGGCAACCCGATAGGAACACCGCCGGGGAACGCAGTGCCAACACCGCCCATAGCATCCGCAGTTGCCTTATTAGCTTCCTCAATTTTCTGACCAACGAATCCAAGGCCACCCATCGCAGCAGAAGAAGTAATAGCACCCAAGTACTTAGGCGCATAGAAAGCTTGCTCAGTCAAGCTCTTAGCCTCAGCGAACGTAACCTTGAGAGCGTCTTTCAACCCTTCCAGAATTGACGAAGGTAACGAAGCAAACGAGTCTCCACTCGGCGGTGGCATCGGTGCAGCGGGCGCACCCATCTGCGGCAAGAACCGTTGGGTCATGGCCTTATCTGCACGAGGGTCACGTTCGCCAAAATCACCTCGCCGGATAGTTTCGAACTCGGCAGGGGTCATTGCTTTCATAACGCTCGCAGGGATAACACCCTCGCCGCGTTGCATCTTCACGAGCATCTCAGAAGACTCAAACGGCCCACCTGTTTCAGGTAACCGGCCACCAATCACACCACCGGAGTGTGCTGTCGGGAAAGACAACGACGGAATGTTTATGTTCGCCGTGGCTGGTATCTGATCCAACGCCCCTGTCAAAGTCGTGGCAAACGGATTCCAAATTCCTGTTGCGAAACTGCGGAACGGTGCAGCAACCGCAGTCGTGATCTGACCAGCTACGCCGCCCATGAACGCAGGCAACGCGCCAAATCCTGCTTCTAAGCCGGTCTTCCAAGTCGTGACGTACACGCTCAGGTCAGCAAAGACGGCTTTGAACGAAGAAGCAAACACGCCCATCCCGCCCGCCATACTCAACCAGATCAACCCACCCGTGTTTGCAAGCAACGCACTGATCGTCATCGGCCACAGCGCGATGTACGCAGTCAAACTTTCAAGCAACATCAATATTTGCGTAGCGAGGAACTGGAACGTGACTTGAACTCCAGCCCACACGGTTTCCCCGAAGGTCTTGAGCGAGTCAATAGCAAACGTTGAGAGTGTCGCAAACCAATCTTTGATCGGTTGCAAAGCAACTATTGCAGAGTCAACAACAGACGACATCGCTGTCGTGACCGTGGCCGCTACCCCGCTTGCATCAGGCGTGGCCGGTGGCGCTGACATCGCGATGCCGGGTGAACCGCTAGAGATCAGATTCATCAAACCAGACTGAACGAGTAGTTCTTTAGCCCGCTCAGGTTTGGTCAACGGGATAACAACCTCAGCGCCGTCTTCACCGATCAAAGCGTTTGTTGCCGTGGTAATGATTCCACCTTGAGCAAGGGGAATATCAGGAACCTCTGGAAGCCCTGAGAATGGTTTAGCGCCGAACACCGAAATGTTACGCAACTTGTTTATCAACTTGTCGTTTATGAAACCACGCAACGCATTGAAAATCTTGGCAGCAAAATTGAACGCACCCGTAGCCGCACCACCAAGAGCGTCAACAAGTTTGCCGGGGATACCTTTGAAGAAATCAACCAAGCCCGTGAGAAGCTCAGGGCCTTTCTCTTTGACCAGATCAAACCCTGCTTTAGCCCAAGTGAACAGTTGCTCACCGATAGCACCAAGACCACCAATCAGCATCCCCGGAATACCAGTCACCCACCCAAGCACGGTAGCGAGAACCTCCGGCCCCTTCTCCACAATAAAGTTGAACGCGATCTTCACCCCATCGAACAGCAAACCGCCGAGTGTCAGCAGCCCGTCAACGAGCATCCTTGGAATCGTCAGAATCCAACCCAGCAACGTCGCGAGGATGCCCGGCCCGTTCTCCACCAACCAGTTGAACGCCGCTGTCAACCAGCCCAACAGCATCCCACCAAGATTGCCAAGCAACCCGAGGAGCATTCCCGGTATACCTGAAATCCAACCCCACAGAGTTGCGAGGATACCGGGACCGTTTTCGACCAACCAGTTGAACGCTGTTGTGAGCCAACCTAAGAGCATCCCGCCAAGGTCACCGAGTAACCCGATGAGCGAACTGCCGATCCCCGAAATCCAACCCCAAAGTGTCGCAAGTATCATCGGTCCGTTTTCAACAATGAAGTTGAACGCAAGTTTCAGACCATCAAACAAAAGTTGTCCAAGCCCGAGAAGCATTCCCGGCAGCATCTTCAACCCATCCCAAATGAACCCGAGAAGCATCGGGATACCCTCAGTGAACAACCACGACCCGACCGATGCGAGAGCAGGCATGAGCGCACCGATCAGCGTCCCCGCCAAATCGCCTATCTTGCCGAACGTCTCACCGAGGTTGCTAAACAGGTTTTTGATGCCTTCTAGCGCGCCTTTGAAATCGCCGGTGAACAACTTCTTCAGCGTGTTGAAAGCGTCGATCAACGGTTGCAGATACAACCCCTTGATGATGTCGAACCACTTCTGGAAGATCGGCCAGATCGCGTCCACGGCAGTCATCAACGCGCCGCCAATGATGTCCGCAATTTTCTTGATAGCAGGCCACAGAGTGTTCTGAAAGAAGTCGCCTATCTTGTCAACGATGTCTCTGAACGGTTTGAAGTTCTTGTAAGCGATAACTACGCCTGCGACGAGAGCAGCAATCGCAACAACGATTAGACCAATCGGGTTAGCGTTTAGCGCAGCGTTCAGTAACCATTGCGCACCCGTCCAAACAGCCGTTGCTACTTTCGCGGCTTTCATCAGCCCGCTATAGATAGTGATTGCCACGTTCTGTGCAGCGAACAACGCGGCAGCAGCACCATTAGCAATGTTCCCTAGAAGTTGTGCGGCAGCATACGCCGCAAGCGCCCCGACGATCAGATAAAGCAGAGGCTCAAACTCCAACAGCTTCGCAACCAAACCAACAATCGGCGGGAGCAACACAATCGCTTGAACAGCCATCTCAGCAAGCTGAGGAATAATAGGAATAATAGCGTTCAACAGATTTATCATTATGTCCACAAGCGGCATCAACGACGGCAACATCTCAATCACCGCTAACGCAACCTGAAGCATCGCATCCGCAAGAATAGGAATGAACGGTGTGATCGCCTCAAACACATCACCAACCGCCGTAATCAACGGTTTGATGCCATCTAACACAGGAGCAAGCCCTGTAGCAAATGCTGTTACAAGTTCGATGATGACGGGCAAAATAGCCATGATCGCTTCTAAGAAGTTCGCACCGATGTTCGTAACGAGTTCAACAATCGTTGGCAACAGAGGAAGCAACGCTGTTAGCAAAGTCCCGAACGCTTCAGCCATTGACTGCAACAACGGAACCAGCACCGGCAAGAAGCCGGTAATCATTTCAGCAAAAGTTGAAACCAGTGTTTGCAGAAACGGGGCCACGACAGTCAGTGCGGTAGCAAGCGCCCCGCCAAGCACCTCAGCAATAGTCAAGAACGGTGGCGCTAACGCAAGAACCACATCTAACAACACGTCACCAAGTTGAGAAACAAGTTGAGCGATCAACGGTCCAAGAACTGCAAGAACAGGACCAAGAACATTGCCAATCACATCGCCTATCACATACAACGCTTGAGCGAGTACCGGCAAAATTGCTTCAGCAAAGTTTCCTAATATGCCGATGATAGGAGTGAAGATAGGTAACAGGTCACCAATGACCGCTCCAATCGTTGTGAACGTTTCAGTTATAACCGGGCCAAGCGTTGCGAACGTTTCAGCGAACGCACCCGCTAACGCTTCTAACCCCGGCGTGATCCCTTCTAGCAAACCTGCGAACGACCCGCCTAGCGTCACAAGAATAGGACCAACAGCCTCCATCAGCGGGGCAAGCGCCCCGCCGAGTGCCGTGCCAACCTCTTGCAATACTGGGCCGAGTGTTTCAGCGAGCTTAGAAAACACATCAGCGAACACCGTTACAATAGGCAGCAGCCCTGCGCCGAACGATTCCTTCAAGTTGTCAACAACGGTTTTCAACCGTTCCATCGGGTTAGCCGCAGCCGCAGCCGCACCACCCATCTGACCTTCGACCTCACCGAGAATAAGTTTCTGCGCGCTTAGTAGATCGCCTGCTTCGACTAGCCCCTTGATCGTTTCCTTCTGCTCCGCAGTGAACTGGATACCAGATTTGCCAAGAGCAGTCATGCCCTTGATCGGGTCGTTGAGCGCCTTGCCGAGCATCACCGATGACCCGGCGAAGTCCTTACCAAGAACGGTTGAAACGTCAAGGACTGCTTTCTGAGTCCTAGCAAAGATGTCGTTGCCTTCGCCCATCTGGTCTTTAATATTCTTGAACGTCAACAGCACATTCGACGAGGACTTGATTGCCTCATCGTCGATACCAGTCTTGTTAGACAACGACACGGCAAGATCGTCAATTTGTTTCGCTGAAAGGTTTGCCGCCCCGCCGGTGGCCGCAATGACAGCTTCAGTGATCCGCCCGATACGAGCAGACTCGTTAGCCGCCTCAACCGATTCCTTGATCGCGCCGCCGAGAACATAGAACCCGGCAGTCGCGATACCAATACCAATAGCCGCCTTACCAAACCCGCCCATCCCCGTCTTACCAGCCTGATCAACTTGCTGCATTGCGCGTTCAGACTCGCGCGCCGATTCCTTAAACTCCCCGGTTATCCTCTCGCCCGCAGCTTTGGCCGCCGCCAACAAACCCTGAAAAGTAGAACTGTCACCAATAGCCCGCAGCGCCGCCTGCCCCTGACGACCCGCTTCCTTAAACGCCCCCGTGACTTTCTCCCCGGCGCTCGAAGCCGCCGCAGCTAAACCCGTGAACGCTGAACCATCGGCCACGCTCCGCAACGCCGTCGAAGCTTGCCGCCCCGCTTCCTTGAACGCGCCTGTAACCTTCTCCCCAACAGCAGACGCAGCAGCAGCCAGACCTTGAAACGCACCCGCCTGAGAAACCGTGTCTAGCGCCGCAGATGACTGCCGTGCAGATTCCTTGAACGCAGCCGTGACCTTCTCGCCTGTCCCATACGCCGCCGTCATCAACTTCTGAAAGTTGACTGCCTTATCAACGGTGTCAAACGCAGCAGAAGATTTGCGCGCCGATTCCTGCATCGAAGAAGAAACCTTGTCGCCCGCACTATAAGCAGCGGTCATCAACTTCTGAAAGTCAACGGCCTTATCAACGCTCTCAAACGCCGCCGACGATTTACGAGCGGAGTCCTGCAACGACGAAGAAACCTTCTCCCCCGCCTTGCTCGCATCCGCAGCGACCTCGGTGAACGCTTTACCAGTGGCCGCTAATAGGTTATCGCTGGCTTTCTTTCCCGCCTCGCCAAACGACTTAGCAAGCGGTGCAGCAACATCAGACTTAGCTAACTGCTGGGCCATCTCACGCGTCAAAGCCTGAATCGTTTGAGACATCTCTTTACGGAACAGAGAGAAGTCAGGAACGATCTCAATGACCGCGCGCCCTATGACGTCAGCCATCAACGCACCCCGTGGAACTGTGTATCAGAGTCAGCAAGCGTGTGCTGATCCGCGAAAGCATCATGGTCACTATTCCACCACGCCGGAGCCTCTTTGCCCTGCATACTTGCAGGCAACATCGGATCGTCGATGATCTCGCCGCCGTGTTCACCGAGCCGTCCTGCCAGAGCGAGGTTCACTTTCTTTCTGCCTTCCTCGTCAGCGTCAGCAACAAGATGCGAGTAAGCAAAGTTCAGCATCTGTATTAACGACAGGTCGGTCAGCCGTAAACCTTTGCCGACCAACACGCCGTCAACTTCCAAAGCGTTAGCGGCACACCATGAGGAGAGAAGGGTTACGGCTCGGAAGGGCGCGCAGCGATAACCTCAGTGGCCCGCTCAAGAATTTTGTTCAACTCCTCGAAGTCGATGATCGGGTCAGCGTCTTCAAGGAACTCGTTGAACCTATCGCGGTCATCTGGGATGACTGCGTGTTCCAGAAAGTTAGCAATCGCTGTCATCTGGCGGGCCGGTGGGGTCTTGGGGTCGCCCGCCGCTGATAGCCGCAACATAACGATTGCAGGGATCTCCGGTGCTAAACCAAACACCTCGTCACGGACTTTCAATTCAAGCGTCGTGCCTGCGGCTTCAGCCGCAAGAGATTCCAATACGTCACTCGTGGCAACTACTTCATCAGCCATGTTTGCTCCATGTTTGCTAGTGGTAACACGATGATGTTACCTGATAACAGCGAGCATTGCGTTGAGCATAAAAGGCTGCGGTTTTGTCCCCGGATGGTTGACCTTGTTTGCAAACACGATCTCGCCAGCCTTATTTGGGAAGCGGAGCATCTTTGCTTTCTTAGGCATGATGACGTGGGGCCGTGTTCCCCTATTCACATATGTGGCATAGAGGGTGTTGGCCGATACCTCAATCGCTGTTCCGTTGCGACCGGCAGACCGCTCGGTAACCAAAATTGAAGATTTGAGTTTGCCTGTATCTACCGGGGCGGTTGCACTGGCCACGGCAGCGACTTGGTTTCCCAAACCTCGCAAGTACTCGGTGACCATTCCTGTTGGCGCTACTAGACCCGCGATGGCCTGTTCGTTGAGCGTGAATTTTGTTGGCATGTCAGCACCTACAGTTTGAGAGTTCCATCATCCACGTCGCCGTGAACCCCGCGCAACCGCCTCGTGGTTTATCGGGACGCAGATCACCGATCATCGACAACAGACAGTCTCTTTCGTTTACGTTGTAGAAGTTATTTGCAAACGCAGAAACGAGACGGCACCAAACTACGTTCGAATCAATTAAAAGTTCTTCAGCCGCCGCTTGCATCTCACCCGCAGACGGGAACGGGGACTGGGCGTTATCTCGCACGACAGGCCAACAGGGGCGCACTAGGCGGGCTTTTACCCGCATCATGCGTAATACCCCGCACTGGAACGGGTCGCTGTTATTTACCGCAGGGAAGCCCGCTGTCGGCAATAGCTCATCCATCCACACCGCTAGGAAGTTGCAGCAGTCATCCGGCGGCGCGGTCCACGAAATAAAACACGACTCAGGCGCGCCCGCCGTAGTGCATTCCTCTAGGGCAACACAAAGATCGTCAACGACGAGTTGCAGCACCTCGTTGATATACGCAGGCTCAAGAAGGTCGCAGGCCACTGGTTACGTCCACGTTGTGTTTGGTTTACGGTGGTCAGCCCGATAGACAGCCGCACGCCGTTGCAGCCCAGCAGGGTTAACGGACTTCAACCACAAGTCCACCTCGTAAATCCCAACCTGCCCTTTGTCCAAAAAGTCCAGCGGGTCGCCAAAGTCCATCGATACACCTTCACGCGTTATCTGCTTCAGCCTTTGCGGGAGGATGCACCCGTCGCCGCCGCAACGGTTCAAAGCGATCTGGCAAGCAAACATTGCTGCTGCGTACTGCCCGCCCGGAGGAGGTAGCGACCCCTGCGTATAACTAATCGACCACGTTCCAAGCCCCGCTATACAGCCCGCCTCAATGATGGTCACGGCCACTGCGGGGTCTGGCCCCGCTAGAGATACGTCCGCTACAGCCACGACAGGCAACCCCGCAACAGCGTTAGCAAACGCAATCAGGTATGGGGCCACTGTTCCCGGTCCACCGGAAACGATCTCAACCGTTCCCGGTCCGAAGACCAGATCGATTGCTGTAGCTAAATCTGCGGCAGAGAGTGTTGAATCGAATATTCCCGTTACACCGTCAAGCGATAGTTCCCAGTCGCCGCCAGTGGCCGTTATCTCAACCTCAACGATCTCGTCTGTTGTTTCGCACTGCTCGGCACCGAGATGGTTTGAGCAAGGCCAGTGACCGCCATCGACACGGCAGACACGTTTGTACGCCTCAACCTTATAAGCCGACGGGTCAAGCGCGACCCCGTCAATAAGAATCTGTGTTACCTCGTCAACCGTTCCCGGCAAGTCGACGCAGTCCAAATGGCAGATACCTTTACAGCCTGCCCACTTGTTTACCCACCCGCCAGCGACCATATACGGCAACGACGGATACCCCGCATACGCCCAACCCCAGCCGGATGCTGCGAACCACGACCAAGTGTCTCCTTTGCATCCACAGTTGTCGCCTGCGCACGGGTAGACCGTCCGGTTGCACTCTCCCGGCCACCGCCGCCCGGACAGTCGAAACAGAATCTCCGATGCGAACTGTATCGCTTCGGTCAGATCGTAGTCAGGGTCCAACCCCGTGCAGCACAAACGAACCTGCTCGGGTGTAGTCCACTGGGAACACGGCGGGGGAGGAGGAGCGGCCACACTCCTAGCCTACATTCACCCCGACGGATCTTCAGGGTGGTTACCCGCCATTGCTTCCAACCAGAAATCTAACGGTTCCATATCAGCGTGGTTTGCAAAGTCTCTTATCGCTTGACCGAGAAAACCCATTGTCGCGACTGTCACGTTTTTCGCTTCAGACTCGGTAAGCCCTTCGACCATTAAAATGAAGCCGTCCCAATCTTTCTGGAGTACAGCGGCCATCAGTGCGGACATATCTCTCTGTGCGTCGACCATCTCGTTAGGCATGGGTTGAGTATTGCACGGCGGGTAGACGCAGGGGGCTTGGCCCCCTATGCGTCCCACCCGCTTATTTGAGATATTAAAAGAGGGTGTTGCCAGCAGGTGGCGGTTCCTTCTTATCGAAAATCAGTCCGGGAAACTCTCCACGTTTTCTTTGCGCATGCGTCACCTGAACATGGCAGGTATGGCACAACACCTCAAGATTGGTTTGGTGGTGGATACAGGACTCCGTCCGTGGCCGACCCGCTAACGGAACAATATGGTTGACCTCTAGCTCCTCGTCCGTCCCGCAGTGAACACAAACCTTGTCGCGATTCATAGCTGCGGGTCGTGCGTACTTCCAAACATGGTGCCGCCGATATTTGGAAATGCACAACGGGCTGCACCAGCGGGTTTGTCTCGCGTTCAACCACCCGCCACACCAGTGGCAACCCTCGTCTCCATTGTTTGGAGCGACCGGACAAGTTCTTAAATCAATCGCCACTAGATGTCTCCAAGCACTGCGGGCAATGTTCTGGACACCACCACCGCTCGCCATCTTTCTCGTCGTATGTATCGTGATCAATTCCCGGCAACACCCCAGCCCCGCACTGGTGGCAGTGGTGCAGCTCAACCGGATCAGGCATTACGCATTCATCCGAGAGGATATAAAACCAGCGCCGCCCGCAACAGCGAACGCGCTTATCCATCCGTCGACACCGAGTTGCCACGGCCACGCACGAAACCAGACGCAAACCAGAATCCACGAAACGTGCATGCCGAGACACCAGACGCAGGTCAGCAAGTCGCCAATGAATCCACGGACCCAGTTTCGGTTGCCGCCGTCAGGGGTGTAACAGAACTCGTCTAACCGCTGCGACATCTTTGATTCGGATTCCAAACTGAAACCGATGAGCGAGTCGCGCACAAAGAAACGAGTGATCCTGTAGGCGGCGAGGATCAGTCCTGCGTATACGAGCGCGCTCACAAACTGAACCGGACGTTCTCGTCGATGTTGACAGCGATCAAACCCGCTCCGGTCAGCGCAGCAATATTCTCGGCCTTGGCTTTCTTGCCGCCACGGGGAATGGTCACGTCGGTGTTTGCTTCAGCGCGGAGGCTCTCTGGTAGGCGACCTGTTTCAGCGGCCCAGTCGACGATGGTCTGACGGTCCCACGCGCGGATGCCGTTGATCGATGCGTAGTCCGGGACGGGGAGGAGTTTTCTGTAGTGCCAAGCGTGCGGGGTGCGCCCGTCTACTTCTAGCAGCGGGCCGATCTCTTTCAGTCCAACGATGGGTTGCTCTTCTGGTGTTGACATGTTTGCTTTCTGTTTGGCGTAGCGGATGTGCTACTGCCGTCGAGTGTATCGCTACAGGTGGACGAAAAGAAATCTGAAGAAATATTTGATATTGGTTTGATACTGTCCCAGCCCTGTAGTACGGTTGTCTACATGAGAACAGCAGAGCAACTACACGACCTGATGCAGAGCCAGACGCTTCTGCTACAAATACACACAATCGACTTCAACGGTTTCGGCCACGCCACCGACCTTGACTGGCTGGTATTCCTCCTAGAGGACATCCGCAACCTGATGCGCAACGAGGGCGCAGTAGCAACGCCCGCACAGGCACGCCGCCTGCGTAACGCACGGCGAGCAGTACGGGCCGCAGCATGAACCACGAACTAGCCACCGCCAAGCGGGAACTAGCGGCACACCGCCGCACCTGCAAAACCGCTACAGACATCCTTGACCCGCATGTCGCACACGCGATACGCGAATCAGTACGGCTACAACTTCGAATCTTCGAACTTCAAAAAGGAGCAGCATGAACACCAAACAACACGGACGCGTAACGCTCAACCACGGACGCGCAATGCTCAAGAACGGGCGCTTCGACTGGTATCAAGTCAAAATAGACGGACGGCTGGTCTGCGAAACGCAAGACCACACCGAGGCACGGCGTGTCGCCAACTTCTGCTTTAAGCACAAGACCACCCCCCCGGCAGACATCATCGCCGCCTACGTCGTATCAAAAACACGCGACCCTGAAACAGCTTGGGGGATGGTCAACCTTCTTCTCGGCTGCTGCGCAGACGGCTGCTGCGGCGGCGTTGACCGCTTCGAACCAAACAGCAAAGAGTTCAACGAGTACACCGCATGGGCCAACACCCTCTGCGCCGCTCTATCCAAACAACTTAAAGGAGTAGCAGCATGATCGCAGCAACCTCGTGGGGCGCGCTAGAAGCGCTCGGATTCTGGTTCTACCTCATCGGAGCCGCCGTAGCACTCGCCTACCTGCTAGGACCAAAAAGCTAGAAGGGGACCACCGTAGCGATCCCCTTCAGCTTGCATTGACGGGCAACCATTGCCGCGGTCTGCCGTCAGCTAAACCTCTTATGCCGAAGCCAAAGACGATGGCACATAAGCGCAGTCGTCGATACCTTCAGGCAGCGAATCAACACAACGCCACGCCACAGGGCCACCGGCCTGAATCGCAGACTGATCGGCCAACGACCACGGGTCAGCAGAAATACCAAACGGCAGAACCGCAGGGGCAGGTCCAGTGGGGTGACCAACAGGATCGCCAAAACCGGGAACCCAAGACGGGAACTCGGCTCCCGGCATAGATGGGAAGAAGCAAGGGTTGTTCTGAGCGTAACCAGAAAGCGTTAGCTCAAGCGCACCAATCGTGTAGTTCAACCCGCCAGAAAGTTCCCAGTTCTTAGTGAGCGGAAAAACCCAATGAATATACTGCGACGAGTTCACACCATCAACAGCACACGAGTTGCCTGCGTTCTGTGACCACAGTTCCAGAAGCTTCGACTCAGTACAAGGATCGTCAAGCGAGTTACGCATCGCAGCACCGAGGAAGTTACCGTCGCCGTCTGAAAGGAGCGTTGCGTTGATAAGCATTTCGATCATCGGTAGCGGGATGCCGCAAAGCTTCAACTCAACCTCAAAACCTTTGAGCCGGTTGCAGTCCTTATTGCGGATACAGATTTCGCCGTTCCCGTTCTTGGTAGTGATGTCCTCGCCGTCCTCAACGTCCGGGGACATGTTCAACTCCATGAACCCTGAAGAAAGCACACGGCTGTTCGGGGTTAGGGGGTCAAGCACAACATCGTTTACGTCCTGTCGGGTGACACGGATCGCACATGCCTTGATTGACTTTGGGCAACAAATCGTCATTACTGACCCTCCATATGGATCGACTTGGTTGGACTCTAACCCAGCATAAGCCGGGCGTGAAGGATTAGGCAGACAGTGTTGCTAGTAAACCCTTGCGCGCTTTGCCAGCAAGCTCAGACTTCAATGCCGCAGCTTTACGCTTAGGGTCGGCACCAACCCAGTCAAGCACTTCCAGAACAGTCAGATCAGCGGTATCGATCTCTGCGACGGGTTCAGCCTCAACAGTGGCCTGAACAGTGGCCTCAACAACCGGAGCCTCAACCTCAACCTCAACAACAGGTTCAGGGTTTGCAAGCGGGCGCTCTACAGGGGGAGGCGCTTGCTCGCCCATCGTGTTTCGCACGTTCCAAGGCTGGCCACCACGAGTTGTTTTCACATCGTCTCCAAACAGTAATCCGGTTTCCTCAGTTGAAATACTGAAGCCTTCAATAAACTCCGCTACCACATTGCCAACAGTATTCCCCGGCACTTTTACAGTAGCTCTAGGAAGTCTAAACCGAACAAAGTGGCCTGTCATGTTTATTAACTTGCAATACGCCTGACCGTCCAACACTTTGACATCGGCGCGCACTGATGGAAGCTTCGCTCTCATACCCCGACCCAATAATTAACAGCGTCAACAGGCATCGAAAACGGGGGAGGCTCAGACTTCATCATCATCACCATCGGTTCATCTTGAGGCACCGGCGAGCAATCGTCCAGCACACCCGGCAGCGAATCAACACACTTGTACGCGAGCGCGCCGCCGAGTCTGATCTGTTCCATGTCAGCCACGGTCCACGAGTCGGCCACGACACCAGCCGGTAGAACGCACGGTGTGGGACCGCCGACGTAGGGTTCAAAATCTTGATAAGACGGGAACAGCGGACCGGGCATCGAAGGGTAAAACATTGGGTTCTTCTTCGCGTAACCAGAGAGCGACAACTCGGCAGCACCGATGTTGAAGTTCAACCCGCCTGACATCGCCCACCGATCCGTGTACGGCAGCACCCAGTGGATGTAGCCGCCGGTTGTATTCCCTGCGGGGTCGCATGTTGTAGCCGCGTTCTTTGTCCAAAGGTCAAGAATGAACCCGACGCAAGCCCCGCCGTTCTCCATGTCGTTATTGAACGTCTGCCCCACAACACTCGTATCGCCGCAGAAGTCATCAAGCAAATTGTTTCTGGCAGAAATACCATCTAACAACTTGGTTGCAATCGTCGGCATCCCACACAGTTTCAACTCAAGATTGAAACCTTTCATCTGATCGGGTGGCCGATGAATTACACCGATGCTATTAGCGGCAGGGTTCATCATCAGCGTCTCGTTGCCCGATTCGTAATCGGGTGAAAGGGTCAGCTCAGAAAACCCGTTCATCTGCCAACGAGTAAACGGTGTTGTAGGCGCAGGAGGAAACGGGATCAGCGGGTCACCCGACAGGTACGACCCGTAAAACAGGTCAAGCGGAGTGATGCGAATAGCAAGCGCTTTGATTGACTTGGGGCAGCAATCGAACAGGACCGCCACGATCAGGTCAGCGCTTCCTCGAAGTCAACCAGCACAGCAAACATGCAACACCCGTCAGGGTTCACCGCAGCAGTACGCTCACCGCGATATGTCACCGTGTTCGTCGCCCGGTCCAACGCCTCTGCCATCGTCTCAGGGTAAATCATTGGCTCGCCTAAGCGGACATCGACCATCCCTGTTGCGTACACCCACGCCTCAGTATCAGCAAGTTCGTTAGCAGCAGCAAACGGTCCAACGAGCGGGTCATACCCTGCGCCAGCAATGACGATGTCGTTGCGTGAACGAGTCAACAACCGGCATTCCTCGGTGTCGCAACCGGGGTCGTCGTCGATCAGATACCACTGAGACATCCGCTCAACCACAATCGTAGGAGCGTGAATCATTCCCTTGCTACCAGTCGCGCAACCCGCAAGCGCCTGCTCAAGCAATGCTAAACCAAGAGCTACGTTAACGGCCACTGGAGCGGCCCACCCGCCGGGGTTCACGATGTTCGCAGCTGGAGTCCAATATCTCAAGTTGATATTTGCGAGGTTGAGTTCGCCCGTCCAGAACTCTCGTTCAATCGCCTTGCCCGTACCGGCAGCGAGTTGCCGCAACGCTTTGCCCCGATAGTCGTTTGCCTCAAACCCCCACGACGAACAGGTGTAAGGCACTTCAACAACAAACGGTTGATACTGCAACGGTGCCTGATCGCCGTCATAATCCTTCTTCACATCGGGTGGTTCAAGAAAGCCCGGAATCTGAAGCGGAACAATATCAAAATCCACAAAGTCAGCCAAGTCAATGTCCATCGGTTGCGGACCAAGGAACGGTGTATCAGTACTGTTTGAGTTCAACATGATAATGAGAGGGGTAACTTGACCTTGCCCAAAAGTACCAGCGGGACCACCAAGAACCTCATACTGGCTAGGAGGCCAACCCGACTGCTCAATCGCACCGCCAACTTCATCAGCCGTCGCATCCCACGGGATAGGATCAGAAATACTCCCACCCTCGTTGCCAGTGTTATCCCACGCCCAAGTCCCACCCGTCGCAGCAACAGTCAAACTAATGATGAACACGCTGTCAGCGCCGCACGGAATCCAAACCTCAGACATGATGCAATTCTCAGGCTGGAAAACGAAGCCGCCTTCCCAACGGGAATCAGGCTCAACCACAACTTTCACGGATTCTAATAGGCCATGCGCGGGCCGCTCTGTAACGGGGGGACGTACAACAGCTTCAGGTGAAATACCCACAGGACCAACTCCTACTCAGGGAACAGACCCCAACACTAGCCTCTCAAACGACAACACCGTGGGAGAGTAAACCTGCTACGCCCCGTGCGAGTTAGCCCAGTGGTGAGCGCCAAAAGTCCCCGGATGAAACGTATGGTCCTCGTGCCGCCGATGTTTCTCATTCCACAAATACGGTGAGAAGGAACGCGGTGGAAGCAATAACACGTTTGCTTTATCTCTGAACAGGTCGTTGATTACCTTTGGCCCAGAATGCAACGCACCCAACGGCAAACGTTCAATCGCCAAAGAGATAGCTTCACGCACTAGCGGGTGGCCTGCCGACGCGCCAAGCACCGCATCGTTAAGAGACCACGGAGATTCCCAAGTAGCAAACAGGTCATATGGCAAGAGGCTATCCAGTGGCCTGAATACTTCAACGTCTGAATCCAAATAGATGCCGCCCCAATGCCACAACGCTTCCAGCCGGATCAGCCCCGCCATCTGCGCCCCCGACTTGCACGCTGCCCAGTGCGGCGAAGTCAACGGGAACTTCTCAGGGTCCACCGGATCGCGCCACGTTACATAGTCCCAATGCGGATGCAACCCGCACGCTCCCCGCCAGAAACCTTCAGCCTCATCAGAGGCCACTGTTGGAACCGTGCGGATCAGCCGTGCAGGGATCATCGTTCAGCAATCAACTTTCGCATCGCAGCAGGTTTATCAACCGCCTGCCAATACCTGTTCACAAGATCACGACTCGGTTGAGCGCACACTCTCGCCGCATCAGAATGCCACAACGAAACAGCCAACCCCGGATGCCTGACCAAACCAGACAAACAAGTTGCAACAGCAACTAGTTGATCGTCGTCGCCGCCCCAACCAATGAAGCGCTCGTCCTGCCCGCCTATCGCGTCCCAGCCTGTAGGGGTCACAACATGCACGCCGCCGTTAGCAAGCCCCGGCGGTGAATCCGTCCCCGCATAGATGCACTGAGTAAACGGGATATGCAACCGATGGTCGTCAGCGTTAGCGATAGCAGCAGCCAAACCCGTCGGCGGCGGGAGCGTGTCGGCATCTGAGATTACGACAACGTCAGCGCCAAGCCCTGTTGCTATCTCAACCGCAGCGTTGCGGCACGCCCCAAGGTTAAACCGCTCGTGGCCTGTATCAACCTCAACTATTTTCGCTCCGGGAACGTGAACCTCGTACCACGCCCGTGTGACGGCATAGGCGGCCACACGTTCGTCTCTAGCCCGCCAAGGGAACATCACCGCTACGTTCACTCTACAAGCCCTTCAATAGCCTTCACGAAGCGCACAGCGCCCTCGTAGGGGTCCAGCTCGGCAACCCTTGCCAAAGACCTAGCAGACGCCGCGGCCCACTCTACGGGGTCTAGGAGCCTTCTCAGTTCAGACATCCAACCCTTGAAATTATTAGCGTCAACAAAAATGCCTGCGTCGCCAAGCGACTCAACCAAGCCCGGCGTGGGCGAAGCCATGACTGGGATACCAGAACACATCGCCTCAACCCCAACCATCCCCCACGTCTCAGCCTTAGAAGGAATCAACAACACCCTCGTCCGGGAATACACGTCGCCGCGCATGTCCTGCGTGGGAGCAAGCGTCTCTACGTTGCGGCCAACCATGTCGCGCTGTTTCCCGTAGCCGCCACGCACGGCAAGAAAATTAACGTCTGGCATAAACCGAACCAACTTCTGAAACATCTGGCCGCCCTTTGGATCAGACTGGTTGACCTGCGTAACCAACTCGCCCGGTGTTGTCGCGAAGTCCTGCCGATCAAAAATCGGGTTCACAACAATATGCGGGCAACGGTGACGGGCAGTAGCGGCAGAGGACTCAGAGTTGAACACGACAAGAGCGGGCGGGTAAGCAGCTAACTGCCGTAACGCGTCTTGACCTATTAGGCCATGCACCATGCGGACGGATGGGATGCCAAGAGCGATAGCCGTGCGGTGCGCGTGGCCGGGATCGCCTAGATGCGAGATGACTACATCTGCGCCGCCGATAACTTCTTCCATTCGCACAGCACCGGGAACAACACGAATACCATCCAAGACATACTCGTTAGGGTTATCAACCATCATCGGGTTCGCCACAACATCATGACCGGCTGCTAGAAGCACCCTCAAACATTCATGCGTTGAAAGCCACGACCCAACACGCGATCCCGGCGGGTAGCACGGGGTCACAGCAGCGATCTTCATCCCCCCACCCTAACAAACAAACATAAGCCCAGACGCGGAAAAGGGGCCGGTTTCCCGACCCCCTCCCCGAACAACAAACCCGATTAGCCGCGTGAGCAATCGGTGTAATCGGAGGTGCCGACAGGACCAACACCTGTTGGGCAAAGCTCCAACTCAAGACGGATCGACTCAAGACCAACCTGACAAACCTGAACCCACTGCTCAGAGAAGATTTGCAGATCGTTAGTCCCGTTGAGGATTGAATCCCGCACGATACCAACATCCAACGTGCCGCCATCAAGACGGACATAAGTGCCGGGAGCGAACAGGTAAGCAACAACAGTCGCAGGGAACATGTTTTGTGCGTTAGCACCCTGAGCGTCATTGAAAGCCTGACCAGCGCCGGTAGCGCTGTCGTAGTACCAGACGACATCAAGGTTGTTAGAAGCCAACCATGCGGTCACCTCAGCCTCGCCAGCGTTCAGGAAGCTCATGCCAAGAGCATGATCGTTCACCATGTCAGACTTGATGAACTCCACATACCAAGACGGCAGCATAAGCGTCAACACTGCGTTGATCGCCATGTGCTGACGGCGGCGGTAGTTCGCAGCAAGAGACAGAATCGACAGGGTAGAAGTACGGGTTGCACCGTAAGTCTGACCACCGTAACCAAGGGTCACAGCGGTAGACGTTGCGTCGATGGCGTCAAGGTAGAAGATCTCCTTGGTGGACGTAAAGGCCACTGCGAGGTCTTCAAGGAAAGCAGCAACCTGCT